TTTTCTACTCATGTCGTTACGAGGATGGGCTTCCTTGATCTTTGCCATCACTTCCTGCCAACCCTTGTCGGGCTTGGTGATTCCAACACGAACGGAATCAACGATGGAAGGCGCACCCACAACGATCTCAACCTTCTTCTTTCCGCAGGAAGGACACTTCTTCTTTGTCGGCTTTTCCATGTCGGCAATACGGAGCATCTCCTCAAAGGTATGCCCGCACTCCCCACATTTGTAATCATAGAACGGCATTCTGCACCTCCTTGTCAGGTGCAGTATTTAGGAACCACCAATCGGGAGTTGTCCGATTCGTCCACTTTGCCAACTTTGACTTTCCGCCGATGTAATACTTCTTGTATGCGGCTACGGAATCGCCCACAACCTTGTACTCGTCAGGCATTGCTTGAGGCGGTTCTCGGAACCCACTCTTGCCTTTAAGATTCTTGGGAGGATTCCGCAGTTCTTGCCAACACCGATTGACTACAGCATGAGTCTTGCCGTAGCGATGTGTGTATTCCTTGCACAGGTGAGTGAGCAGTTGGTAGAGCCAAAGATACTGATCTTCGGTTTCCCTAGCCCACACCGCAGAAGGATGATTCATATGCGATGCAAGGAACAGGCTTGTGTTCATGCGTGGGTCATCCAAAGTCCAACGCTTTAGTTTGCGATTGTTGACAACAACAACAGACTGCTTGCCATCAAGAAGACGATGTGCGGTAGACAGCAGTTGCGTGTATTCAAGAATCATCTTGACCGTATGCTTGTCGTTGTGCATACGGGCGCACTTGCTTGGATCGGGATCTAGGTAGAAGATGTTCATATGTTGGATTGTAACAGAAAATGACCCTGACGGGATTTGAACCCGTGTTCTCGCCGTGAAAGGGCGGTATCCTAGCCAACTAGACGACAGGGCCAAAGAACGGTGGTCGCTCACCGTTGCCAAGGTGGAGTTTAGTTAAAACGCATCGTCATCATCGTCCCAATCATCGTCCTCGTCGGATTCATCATCGGACTCTTCTGATTCTTCGTCATCCTCTTCATCATCCCAATCATCGTCCTCGTCGGACTCTTCATCGGAATCGTCAGATTCTTCGTCTTCTCCGTCTTCCCAAAGATCATCATCGTCATCCTCCCAATCATCGTTCTCATCATCGGGGATGGGATCGTAGTTGGAAGGATCGGAAGGATCCAAAGCAAGAAGATCAAAATCCATGAGATCAGCAAGTGACATCAGATGTCCTCCTTCACGGTAAACACATCGGACTCCTTGACCCAAAAGTGTTCGTATGGAGCGGTATCACCGATCCACTCTGGCGAATAGACGCTGACCAAGAACTGCGAACCCCACACGGGATCGCGCTCCACACGCTTGACCTGACCGACCTTGTTGAGCGACTGCACGAAGACCTTCTGTGGCTTCGGGCGTGGCTTGCTTTCTGACTTCTCTGACATTACAATAGACCTCTATGAGGATCTACACGCCGACTCCAAACGCTTGGAGTGTCTTCGGCGCGATGGGATAAGTATAGCCTATCTACATTCTGTTGTCAATCCCCTTGACAGAAAAATCTCCTATGATAAGATAGAGCGTATGGCAATCAATTCAGAGAAAGCCCATTGGGGTCTAGAGCCTTCTTGGGAAAACATTTCTAAAGATCCAATTGAACAGTCCTGTGCTTTGGCTAGGGCTGAAAATTGGTATCACCATATGTCAAATGAAGCCGACCATAGGCGGTGGATTTTTGAATTTATGAAGTCCCATAAGTTCACGGACGCACAAATCAAGGCATATGGGCGTACAGGTCGTGTATCGGTAGAATCCGATGAAGTTGCTCCAAACGAGCCAGGATGCAATATGGGAGCATTGGCGAGGCTTGTGACGCTAGGTGCGCCCGTACCAGAAGTACGCAAGGGACGGCTCCTACAGGCAGTCCGATACCTTGTAGCGCAGGGCATGACCATCCGCGAAGAAGAAAAGACAGAAGGCATCCCAAATATTCAAGATCGGATTCGTGAACAAGTTTCAAACTTGATCGCTGATCTTGAGCAACTTGAGGATGCATTCTTTGTCGGTAAGCCTTCTGAATACAAAGGCTGCAAGGACATTGAAGAATACATCAAGAGCAAGAACATTCGTGGCGTTCAGGCTAGCCGAATCGCTGAATGGTTCAAGCGTAGGATGGATCCTATTGAAGCAATCATTCAAGGCAAGGCGGATGAGCAACTGAAGGAGGGATACTCCATCTACAGTAAGAAGCAACTCAAGGAATACTTGAAGTGGCTCAACTGTCTCATCATTGCGTGTCAGCATCAGGTGGAAGTTTCCAAGAAACTCCGAACCCCGCGCCGCCGCAAGCCAAAGGATCCTGTCAAGGCTGTCAAGAGCCTGAAGTACAAGAAGGAAGATACGGATTGGAAGATCAAGTCCGTTGCTCCTTATCGGATCATTGGTGCAGAGAAGGTAGTCCTGTTCAATACAAAGACCAGGGTCTGCACGATTCTTGAAGCAGAGACCCGTGAGGGGCTTTCCGTGAAGGGAACCACCATCATCGGATTTGATTCTTCAAAGTCCAAGTCCAAGAAACTTCGTAAGCCCGAACCCCTCCTCAAGGCTATTCGTGAGGAAGGCGGCATCCGTTCTGTAAAGAATGCCTTTGGGCAGTCCAATACGGCAGAAAAAGATGCAAAGGGACGGGTAAACGAGGATACAGTAATCCTTGCGACCTACTAAATAGGTATGACAAGGAGCATACACCATGCAACTACTGATCTCTGAAATTTTCAACAAGGTCGCGGAACAGAAGACTCCAAAGGATAAGGCTAATGTGCTTCGCGCACATTACACTCCCGCATTGCAGGAAATATTAAAATATGCATATGATCCAAAGATCGTATGGTTCTGCAAGGAGACACCGCCATACACACCCGACTATGCGCCAGAGGGTCTTGAGTACACGACACTTATGATTGAGTATCGTAGACTCTATCTCTATACAAAGGAAAACCCTGTAGCAGAGAAGCGCAAGATAGAACTACTCACACAACTGTTGGAATCTTTGAATCCATCGGAAGCAAAGGTTGTTGAGCAGATGATTTCTGGAGAGATTCCAGGAATTGACCGCGAGGTGGTTGATCTCGCATTTCCAAATCTTATTTCTACAAAGGTAGTCAAGGCATGAGTCAGCAAGGTAATGTTGATCGGGACGGTCGTCCACTAGAACGAGCCGATAGCCGAACAAGTCAGAAGAAGCATCTGAAGCATCATCGCAATCTGTCAGATAGCATCGCATCTCACGATATTGAAGATGATGATTTCTTCTACGAGACAAAGGAGAAGTTTCATCGTGGTCGCTGATCCAAGAACAAAACCGCAGCAGGACGATGACTTTGAAGATCTTGAGGGGGATGTCCATGAGGAAATTCCTTATGAGACAGAACGCTTCTCGCGCACGGGCGTACACGCACACGCGCCCGAGTGGGTATACGCGCCCGAGAGCGCACGGGCGCAGAGGCGTGAGCGCAATCAGTTTTGGAGTAGGGTACTGTAACCGTACTTGCAGATGAAGTAAGAGTCCACGATATCTGATACGGGACTCGCTACTTTCTTGGAATCGGGGCTGATCTCTTTTTGGAGGTTAGCCCCTGTTTCTTTTACAAAGGCTTCATACATCTTGTCCTTGTCTGCGTTGCCCTTGCCACTTGCAAACTTCTTGACAACGGTAGGACCAACAAGATGGAATGGAACCCCCGCTTTCCACATCTTCCATTTCAACAATCCACCGTTCTCTCCAAGGTTGAAGACATTGCCCTTGGCTCCGAGCGCATAGTCTTCCATGTAGACGAGATCGCAATCCTTGACCAGTTCCAACGCCCAGTTTGAGATTCTGTCGTAGCGGTCTTCGGATCTACCGAACTCGTAGACTTCCCATTCGGGGTAATCCCATCCTTTGCAATACAATCCCGAAGCCGTGTAAACAGTTGCGTGTTTCTTGGTTTCGGTGAGGTAGTGCGACTTGCATTG